GGCAAAATCTGTCACACCGAACAGATACAACAATATTAACAAATAACCGCTCTTATGGGCGGTTTTTTATTGAGGTAAAAATGCCACAATTAATTAGCAACCAATTCAAACTTGACCTCGCCAAACTCGAACAAAATGCGCTTATTGAGTTGTTCGAGGTGGATTTGCGAGGGTTGAAAGATAATGACGGCATGAATGGCGAGTTATATCGCTTTTATGCTGGCACTAATGAGAAGTCACAATCTATCGTATGGCAAGGCAAAACATTTGAGCCATTTGCCGTAAAAGCTGATGGTTTTGAAATGTCAGGTAATGGCCCAAGTAATCGACCAACTCTTACATTGGGCAATATTAACGGATTTATTACCGCACTTTGTAACCGCTTTGATCAGTGCTTGGGTGGGATTGTCAGACGAAGATTAGTCTATATGCACTATCTTGATGCGGTGAATTTTGCAAATGGAAATAAAAAAGCAGATCCAACGCAAGAGGCGTTAAGTTACTTTGTGATTGAGCAATTATCCTCATTAAATCGAGATATTGCCCAATTTACACTGGCGTTACCATCTGAAACCGACAACACATTAATTGGGGCAAGAATGATTACATCTACTTGTAGTTGGCTATATCGTAGCGTTGAGTGTGGCTATACAGGCAGAGCAGTTGCAGATGAAAAAGACCAGCCAACCGCAGATCCTAAAAAGGATAAGTGCAGCGGATTATTGACTGGATGTAAATTGCGAAACAATACGCATAACTATGGCGGATTTGTTAGCGTTGATAAGTTAGGTTAAAAAAACAAAACCCCGAAAGCGGCAAACTTTCGGGGTTTATTCATTCCAATTAAGCAGAATTTAAAAGGAACAAATTTTAATGAATGATAAACGATTTATGTTTAAATTTCTAGGAGTTCTTATGGAAGCAATTAATATCACCCCAAAAGAAATTCGTAAAACAATGTGGACAGCAGCCATTATCCTCTTCCTATTTGCCTTTATTTGGCGTTCCCCTGAACTTATTACAGCAATTCGCTGGTGGTAATTATGGAAGAATTAGAACAGAGTATTATTACCTATTCAAAATCAAAAGAACCGCAAGAAAGTTGCGGTTTTGTTGTTTTAGTAGGTAGTGAAAAAATCTTTATCCCTTGCGAAAACGTGGTAGAAGATAAAGAAAATCACTTTGAAATTGCGCCAGAAGATTATATTGCAGCAAGTGAGAAAGGCGAGGTTTTAGCCTTAGTCCACTCACACCCACAAGGCGAACCAAAACTATCACAAGCAGATTTACAAACACAACTTTATAGCCAGTTAGATTTTTGGTTAGTTTGTGATGAGCAAATCCATATTTTTCCGAAGATTCCATTTTTAATAGGGCGTGATTTTAAACACGGTGAAATGGATTGCTACACATTATTTAGAGATTTTTATCGCTTATCTGGTTGTAACTTGCCTGATTTTGAACGAGACGATTACTGGTGGGAAGATGGGTTTAATCTCTACCTAGATAACATGGCAAAACACGGTTTTGAGCAAGTAAAAGAGCCACAAATAGGCGATGTTATTTTAATCAACATCGGGGCTGATGTACCCAATCACGCGGCAATTTATGTGGGCAATCAAATGGTACTTCATCATGCGCCAAAACGATTATCTAAGCGTGATTTATATGATGGATATTGGCTTAAACACACTCATAGTATTTGGAGATATAACGCATGGTCAACGTTAGATTTTACGGTAGCCTTAAACAGTTTGGATCTGAATTTAGGCTAGATTGCCAAACTACGGCAGAGATAGTCCAAGCCTTAACGAGCCAAATTCCTAAATTACGCCAATTTATTCAACAAGGGCTATTTACCGTGCGAGTAGGGCGAGACTACTTGGATAATCGTTATCTCGAGCAAGGATTGAGTCACAAACTAAAAGATGATGCAACAGTGCATTTTACGCCTGTTTTAAAAGGCTCAAAACGTGGCGGATTATTTGGCGTGATTGCGGGGGTTGCAATTATTGCGGGTGCAATCGCTTTAGGGCCGCTTGCTGGCATTATCAGCACCAATGCGGCTTGGATAGTGGGTTCTGTTGGGGCGTCTCTATTATTGGGTGGTGTTGCTCAGATGCTCACAAAAATGCCAGAAATGAAAATGGGGACTGAAAAAGAAAAGAAACAATCTACGGCATTTTCGAATCTGTCGAATATGACAGCGCAGGGAAAGCCTATGCCATTGGCGTATGGGAGAATGAGGGTTGGCTCGCTCATCATATCTCAGGGTGTAGAAACGATGGATACTGAAATTTAAGGAGTTTTCAATGAGTAAAGGTGGCGATGGTGGCGGTCATACGCCAGTCGAGGCAAAAGAGAGCGGCAGAAGTAAACAACTTGTCAAAATCGTTGAAGTAATCTCTGAGGGCGAGGTTTACGGTTTAGCCGATGGAATGAAATCCATCTATTTTGACAAAACACCAGTACAAAACAAAGACGGCTCTTATAATTTCAAAAATGTGCAGGTAGAGGGGCGTGTAGGCGGTCAAGTACAGGATTTAATGGCTGGGTTTAACACATCCGAAAAAGAGGTCGGTGTTGGCACCCTAGTTAAGAAAAATCTACCGCTTACAAGAACTGTGACGGATGCCAAAGTATCTCGATTACGCTTGACCATTGGTGTCCAATCGCTTTTTAAGCAAGAGGATAATGGCGATACTAACGGAACATCCGTAAACTTTGTCATTACTATTGGCTCAAGAACTTACCCTGTGTCAATTAGTGGCAAGTATAGCTCTCAGTATTTGCAACATCATACTTTTGACAATCTGCCTAGTGTGCCATTTATTGTCAAAGTCGAGCGAACTACAGACGATAGCACAACACAGCGCCTACAAAATAATACCATTTGGTCTAGCTACACTGAGATTATGACACCGAATTTGCCTACCCAAACACAGCTTTGATGGGGGTTAAATTTGACTCAGAGTATTTTAGCAATATCCCTACTCGCACTTATGACTTATTGGGATTAAAAGTCAAAGTGCCTAGCAATTATGATACTCGTACTCGTCAATATACAGGTATGTGGGATGGCACATTTAAAATTGACTGGACGGATAATCCTGCTTGGGTGCTCTATGACGTCGTGACAAATAAACGTTATGGCTTGGGTGGAAGACTTGGTGAGTTTGGCGCGGATAAATGGGCGTTATATCAAGTCGCTCAATATTGTGACCAATTAGTGCCAGATGGATTTGGTGGGCAAGAGCCACGATTTACTTGTAATGTTTGGCTTACAGAGCAACGATCCGCTTATCAAGTTATTAATGATATTTGCTCAATTTTCCGCGCAATGCCAGTCTGGAATGGTCAGCAGCTCCCTGTTGTTATGGATAGACCAGCAGCTCCAGTCTGGACTTATACAAATGCCAATGTAGATGAAAGCGGGTTTAGTTATACATTTTCAGCCAGAAAATCCCGCCATAACGCAATCCAGGTCGAATATGCAGATAAAGAGAATAGCTATGAAAAGGCGATTGAATACGTTTCTGATGACGAATCTATCCGTAAAAACGGATTAAACGTTAAGAAAATCACGGCTTTTGGCTGTACATCAAGAGGGCAAGCACACCGTACAGCTCTATGGTTGTTGCAAACAGAAAAATTAGAAACTAAAACAGTCACGTTTACCGTTGGCGCAGAAGGGTTAATGCATATCCCTGGGGACATTATCAAAGTCGCTGATACGCACTATGCTGGTACTAATATTGGCGGTCGAGTTTTAGCTATTAATGGCACGACCGTTACATTAGATCGCGAAATTACCCTTAGCGGCAATAGTTATCTTAGCTATATCAATGCTAACGCTAAGCATCAAAATATTAAGATTATCTCAGTCAATGGCACAGAAGTAACACTCGATCAACCGCCAGTAGGCTTAGAGCTATACGGTGTATGGTCTTTAACCACTCAACAAGTAACAAGCCAATTATTTAAGGCGTTATCCGTAAAAGAGGAGGATAAAGGCAAGTACACCATTATGGCGTTACAACACGAGCCACAAAAAGAGGCGATTGT